CTACGCGGGCTATCTCCCGGCCAAGCGTCTCTATTCCATGATGGACGGCTCCGAAGATAACAAGACCTGCCAAAAGGTCTATCAGATACTCGTCGCCGGAGACCCGAAGAAGCGCACCTACCGCGTCGTCATCGGCGACATACACAAATCCAAGAAAAAGTAACACGCTATGGCATCGAGTTCATGGAATGAGACTATCGAAGAACGCATCAAGCGTCAGAAGGAGGAGGTCCTTGCACACCTGAACGCCAATTCAGGCATCGTCGCGTCATCCTGCAAGGCGGCTGGCATCAGCCGCTTCACCTTCTACGATTGGTGCAAGAAAGACCCGGAGTTCAAGGAGAAGGTGGAAGATGTCATGGAACTCCAGAAGGACTTCGCCGAGGCCCTCATCCTGAAAAAGATGAAGGACGGCGATACTACCATGCTGATATTCTATGCCAAGACGAAGATGAAGGACCGGGGCTATGTCGAGCGTCAGGAAGTGACGGGCGCAGACGGCTCGCCTCTGGCCGCAGCTTCGCCGGGCATTGACCTTACGAAGCTCACCGATGAGCAGCGCAGCGCACTATTGGCTATCGGAGAACAAGTCTTGAATGACACGGAACATTGACTATGCAGAATTGGGACTACGGGTTGTCGCGGAGGAGTGCCGCAGGTCGTTTTTCTATTTTGTGCGCCTCTTCTGGGACACAATCATCAAGGAAACGCCCGTCTATAATTGGCACATCCCCTATCTATGCGAGGAACTGCAAGCCCTCGCTTCCTGCATCAAAAGCAGGGAGCCGAAGCCCTATGACCTCATCATCAACATACCGCCCGGCACGACCAAATCGACCATTGTCACCATCATGTTCCCCGTATGGCTCTGGGTTATTGACCCGACCATCCAGATTATCACAAACTCATATTCAGGAGGGCTTTCCGTGGAGCACGCGATGAAAAGCAAGGACATCATCTGCTCGGACAAGTTCCGGCGGCTCTTTCCCGGCATCCAGATACGCAAGGACAAGTCGGGAAAGCAGCACTACGCGAACTACTCCGGCGGGTTCCGCTACGCCACTTCCACGGGCGCGACCATCACGGGCTTCCACGCTCATGTCATCATCAACGACGACCCCGTGAACCCCAAGCAGGCGGATTCCGAGGTGCTCCGTCTGGCCGCCAATGAGCACACCAAGACGCTCTCCAGCCGTAAGGTGAACAAGGCCAACACCCCGGTCATAACCGTCATGCAGAGGCTCCATATCGATGATGTCACGGGCTACCAGCTAAAGAAGCGTTCAGAGCGCATCCGGCACATCTGCCTCCCGGCGGAGGTATCGGACAATGTTAAGCCCGCAGTCCTGAAAGAGAACTATGTGGACGGCCTGCTTGACCCCGTGCGCCTCCCGCGTGAGGTTCTGGAGGAGGCGAAGGCGGACCTCGGCAGCGTGCAGTACGCCGGGCAGTACGACCAGAGCCCCGTCGTGGACGGCGGTAATATCGTCAAGGAGGATTGGTTCCGGCGCATCAGCTTCGCCGACTTCACGGCCCTACGCTTCCGGGAGCCCATGCACTTCTATCTGGACACGGGCTATTCCAAGAAGAAGGTACGCTCGGACAATGACCCGTCCGGCATCCTTGCCGCGTGCAGGATAGGGAACAATATCTATCTCTACAACGCGCAGAAGGTCTATAAGGACATGCCCGCCCTGCTCCGTTTCCTCCCGGAGTATGTGGCGGCCAATTGCGGCGATAGTGAGAGCATCCTGCATGTCGAGCCGAAGGCCAACGGCGAGAGCGTGGTCCAGATGCTTGAAATGACGAGCACCCTGAATGTCAAGCGCACACCGTCACCAACGGATGACAAGGCCGTGCGCCTGAAAGCCGTCTCCCCCCGGATAGAGTGCGGGCGCGTGTACATCGTGGAAGGAAGCTGGAACGAGGAGTTCCTGACGGAAGTATGCGGCTTCCCGAACGCCCCGCATGATGAATATGTGGACATCCTCGGCTACGCCATCAACGACCTCATGGAAGAGGATGACAATATCGATTGGAGCAACTTTAACAAGGCCATGTTTGGACTATAAACAACTATAAATCATACGGTTATGGGATTATTTGATGCACTTCTGACTTCATTGAAGTCGATTGCGGGCAGGAAGAAGGAGTTTGACGAGCTGCTCGCCTCCAAGGACATCTCTGCCATCATTGAGCAGATGACAACTCGTCACGAACTCATCATCGACGCGATGAAGGACTACGACACCTTCCAGCACCCCGTGAACTTCCGGGAGCCGAAGATTATCACCGACAAGGACGGCAAGTTCGTCCGCAAGGAGGAGGTCTGGAAGATACCGATTCCATATCCCGTGTACATCAACGAGATTGCGCTGGTTTTCCTCTACGGAAGGCCCGTGAAATGGTCGCAGGTGAGCACCGGGACGGATAACGCTTGGGGAGCCTTCCAGCAGTTCATCAAGGACACCCGCTTCGCGTCGAAGGTCCGCCAATGCAAGCGTCTGGCCGGGGCCGAGACGGAGAGCGCGATGCTCTTCCGCGTGTACAAGGATGTGGATGCCGACGGCAAGGAAACGCCGAAGTGCCAAATCCGCGTTCTGGCGAAGAGCAAGGGCGACGACATCCGCGTTCGCTGGGACCAGTATGAGAACATCATATCCATCGGCTGGGGTTACTACATCAAGGAGGATAACAACAACACGAACTACCACTTTGACATCTTCACGCCGAATGTCATCTACCGTTGCCGCCGGGTAGCGCGGGGCTGGGAAGTAGTCGAGGAGCCGAACCTTGTAGGTAAGATACCCATCATCCTCTTCCAGCAGGAGAAGGAATGGGCCGGGACGGAGCGCATGCTCTATCGTCTGGAGCATGTCGAGAGCCGTACCGCCGACACCAACGACTACTTCGCAGACCCCATCGCCATCATGGATGCCGATGTCATCAAGAACATGCCGGAGAAGCAGGCGGCAAACAAGCTGCTCATCGCCAAGGGCCTCCGGGAAGGTGGCGTGGAGAAGGTCGCCAAGTACCTCACATGGGACAACGCCCCGCAGAGCAAGAAGGATGAAATCGAATGGCTGGAGAACAAGATTCACACCATGTCGTTCACCCCGAACATCAGCTTCGAGACATTGAAGAGCGTCTCGCAACTCTCCGCGAAGGCCCTGAAAACCGTCATGCTGCTGGCCGACATCAAGGCTTCCAAGCGGAAGGAGACGCACGACGAACTGCTGGACCGTACCGCTTCGCTCATCACGGCCATCATCGGGAATGTGCTGAATGTCTCGCTGGCCGAGGAGTGCAAGAAGCTCGTCGTGGAGCACGAATTTCAGGAGCCGTTCGGCGAGGACATCGCAGAAGCCCTCTCCAATATCATCAAGGCATACGACGCGGGTATTCAGTCTCTGGAGACCTCCGTCGTCGCCAATCCGCTCGTCAAGGACGGCCATGCCGAGTATGCCAAGGTCCAGAAGGAGGCGAAGGAACGCGAGGAGCGTCAGAAAGACCTCTTCTCGGTCACTACGGAGCCCGGTGATATAGTGGGAACGGCAGAGTAGTTAAACGCTCTTCAAAGCCCGGAAAATGGCCTTCAACCAGAAAAAAGAGTACCAAGCACTTCTGGGGCGCACGAATAAGTACGCCACGGATGTCTCCGTGCTCTTCTCGCAGGCGGTGAACGCCCTGCTCGGCATCCAGAAGGAGTGGACGCTACCCGAAGGGGAAGTGTTCTCCTTCGAGAGCAATCCGCGTGTGGCGAAGCAGGCATCTGACATCCTCCGGCAGCTACATTCCGCCACCTACGCGGCCATCAGTCAGGGAATCAAGCTCGAATGGGCCGCCGGGAACGCGGCTGCTGATAGTTTCCTTGCATCCATGTTCGGAAAGAAGGTCCTGAATGACCCCCGGTTCGCCGGATGGACGAAGCGCAACACCGACGCTATGGATGCGTTCTTCGCCCGGACGCGGGATGACGGGCTGACGCTCTCCAACCGCGTCTGGAACACTACGAAGCAGCTTCGGAAGGAGATGGAGCTTGCCATGACCGTATCAATCGGGGAAGGCGAAAGTGCGAGCCATATCAGCAGTCAGGTACGGAAATACTTGCAGGAGCCGGACCGTCTCTTCCGGCGCGTCCGGGATGCCTCCTCCGGCAACCTCCGGCTATCACGGGCTGCAGAAGCCTATCACCCCGGTCAAGGCGTGTACCGTTCCAGCTATAAGAACGCGATGCGCTTGGCCCGGACGGAGACGAACATGGCCTATCGCACGGCGGATAACCTACGCTGGGAGCAGATGGAATTCGTGACGGGAATACGCATCAACCTATCCCATAACCATCCCATCCACGACATCTGCGACGAGCTGGCCGGGGATTATCCGAAGGACTTCAAGTTCACGGGCTGGCATCCGCAATGCTTCTGCTACGCCACGCCCATCACCTGCAAGGAAGACGAATTCGTGGAGATGCAGCAGGCCATCCTCGCCGGGGAGGAGCCCGTGCCGCCGTCCGACGAGATAACCGAGCTCCCGGATAACTTCCAGAAGTGGATGCGGGACAATAAGGACCGCGTGCTTGCCGCCGAAAAGGACGGCAGG